TTACTCCATACTTTTGTAATACCTCAACCGCAATGATTCCGCATCAGTGGCAAACTGTTCTTTCTTTTTATTATTTATTAACGAGGTATACGCTGCATCAAGCACTTCTGGTGTAGCCTTTGATAGATCTTCGCCACGTTTAGCTAATGCATCAATAAAAGCTTGCTTGTTAGCATCTGTTGCCCATGTTTTATAAGCTGGTTGAGGTTTATCAATATCATTCTTTGGACTGTAATTACCCTGCTTATTGTAAAGTGAGTCAACTTGCCCTAATCGTGTTTTTACTTGATCATCAAGACTTTCTATTTGTTGTTTAAGTTCAGGTGTCATCATGCCACCAACGCTCTCTAATAATTTAGCTTTAGTCTTTTCACTATTGCTATAAACATCATTCACAGCTTTACGGTATTCTTTTTCAAATTCACGCGAGGTTTTACTGTCTTGAGACTTAAACAACTTATTATAATATTGAGAGGACGAAGCTTTACGAGCCATGTTCATCTGCCCTGTTAAATCATTCATTGCAGATTCAAGTGGGATCACCATTACACCATCATTTTTATCGGTAGAACGGTTTTTAGTAACAGGTCGAATCCCTCCAGAACTACCATCCTCATAGAAGACTTCCATACCAAGAACTAAACCCGGCTGCTCACCTTCGCGATTTGGATCAATATCGGCTTGCTGAGTAACTCGAGCGAGTTTAGTTGAAGCAATAACTTTACCTGACGCATCTTTAGAGCCCACAGCTGCATTCAAATTAGGTCGATAAATAGCATCTAAATCACCAACTAAACTATCAGCATTCAATTCACCTGAGAGCACCTTAGGCATATTAGCTTCAATATTTTCAAATGATGTTAATAATTGAGGTGTATAACGACGAATATCATATGCGCTATTCTTAACATTAGGATCGTCAAAGATTGCATCGAGTTCACCCGTTTTCTGAAATTTCTGCCATCCTGCGTCCAATAACACTGAATTATCACTAAGAAATTGCTGACGTTTTAGCTGTGAGGTACGTGTATTATTGTATTCAATACGGGATTTGTTTGCTGCTGCATTACGGTTTTCTATTCGATTTTGTCGTGCAAGCTGATCATTATAACGACGTTCATCTTTTACTTGTGCAGCTTGATAACGTCCCTCATTGGTTGAATCAAGTCTTTCCTGTCGTTCAATTCCATCAGTATACCGACGTTTATTTTCAGCTCTATCCTCACCAGCTTGACGTAAACTACGTTGTCGATCCTCTTTTCTATCTTGGCGATCATAACGTCGTTCCATTAAATCAAAACCACGTAGTGCCCCATCCATAAACCCGCGCGTATCTAAGCCCATAAGGCCACCTTAAAATAATTCACCAAGAATGAAACCACCCACAGCTCCAATAGCCGTACCAATACCAGGCATAATTGCGGTACCAATAGCAGCTCCAGAACCAATCGCACCCATCGTTTGTGTTCGCTCTGCTGTTTTTAATTGTTTATTCGTACTTTCCATCTGTTCTTCACGATCAGCCGCATTACGTAAACCGGACATTGCTTGTTTACGCGTATCACTGCCTAAAGATAAAATACTGTATGACATTACATTCCTCCTCCGACATTCATTTTTTGGCGCAACCCCATATTCGCGCCGGATAGAATTGACATTGACTGTTCTTCTCCATGAGCACGAATAGCATTCTTAGTACCTGCTATCCCCAATGCTTGCCTTGCCTCACTATTCGAATCTAACTGTGGTGTTATACCAAATCGTGCCATCTTATTGGTATTCGACTGCGTCGCTGCACGTAAAGAATTTTGTATATTTCCATCAACCCGAGACAATTGTTCTGATGCCAATTGACCTGTTGATGCCTTTTCCAGTAACTCTTTTTGTTTAGGATAAAAACGCTGCTCCCAGTCGTCATACATCTGACGAGTTAAATTTGCATAGGTGTCTGCTGCAATACCCATCATTTACTCCTTAAGAAAGCATGGTGCCAAAAGGATTCGTTTCATGATCATAAGTAGAACGTGATTTCATCGTCGATATACCATCCATACTGGAACCTGATGACATGCTACCAACTTCTCGCAAACCTGCAGAGACTCCAGCACCGGCGACAGTACCGATTAATTGATTATTTGCAGATCTGCGGTTAAATGCATTTTGAGCATCAGAAGATGCTTTACGCATACTTGATGTTGCAACATCCCCCATACTGGCTAATGACTCTGATTTTTGTCCCACGCCAATAGCAGTAACATCCTGTAGACCTGCCATATGCTTATCTTGTTCTGCTGTTTGAGCACGATTGACGGTATCTGCTTGATCTATCGCTTGCTCGGACGAGATATCAGCCATCATTTGCTGATATTTACTACTGCTTGGATCAATACCTGAAGCTGTTAATTGTTTATTAGCTGCACTGCGAGAGTCACTGAAATTTTTAGCATAGGCCAAACCTGCATCTTGTTTTGTTTTATCCATATTCGACGAAGAGTTATAATTATCAACACGTTGAATAAAAGTATCTTCAAAGCCTTTTAAATCGTTTTTATAGATATCCCATTGTCGATTAGCAACATCTGCTGCTGATTTTTGTGCTGTTGTCTCTTCTACTTTATTTTTGCCCCCACCACCCATATCAACTCCTTATAATGGTTTGATAAAATGCATAACTCTATCGCCATTGGTTAATTGCCAATCTTGCTGTTCAAGCAAAGGAACCAAGCTTTTCACAACGGTATATAACTCTAATCCTGTTGCGCCTATTTCACGAGACAACTGCTCAATCATATTTTGATAACGTTCAATAGCATTGCCTCCCCAGTTAAAAGCGAACATCACATTCACTGTCACTACGCTATTTTCAGACAACGGCTGCAGTACAAAAAAACCATCCTCACCCACAAACAAAAAAGCCCCATCGCTTGATAGGGCTTGATCGATTTCACCTGAAAATTGATGATGGTTACGTTGTTCTGTTGATCTAATAATAAGGAGTAGTTTATCTCGATATACTGACCACGTTTCTTGTTTTATATTCATAGGAAACCTTTAATCATTATCGAACATTACCTAAATTTAAATATTGATTATAATAATCAGGATTAATTGTCGGTATTTCAGGAATATTTACATAATAATCAGTATCTTCAAATGCTGGTGAATATGATTCTTGAGTGTGTAATAACTTTCTTAAGCCTGCAATGGATGATCCCATCATAAAAAAATGTTGCTGAACATTACGAAAAGCAATAAATGAAAATCCTGAATACGTGGTTGGCACTGCAAAATTATAATTATGTGTAGGCACGTTATTATTCGTATTATTTGAAATAAATGATGTGATTTTTAGTGGTGGACGATAGCCTGTGAAAGAAATATCCCCATTATTGTTATAAAGTTCAAATCCCCACTGCCTTTGTGGTAAGTATTTTGCTGGAACAAAAACATAAAAAACAAATGTCTGCCTAACGCCAGATAAGCCACTACGCTTACTAACAATTTTTAATCTATTTTGATGATAAACAGAATAAACATAATTAGCATTTTTCAATCCAACAGGATAGCTCCCAATTTCTGTTGCTGTTGCAAAAACAAGTGGGTCCCAGTGTTCTGGAATATTAAACAATGCCGTAAGCTTCTCATTATGGTCGACTGTAGATGAAATAATCACTCTACCCCAATAATGGTAAGCCATTTCATTACCATAAATAATACGTTGCCCACGCTTATTTGATATTTCAAAACCAAACATTATTATGCTCTACTGGAAAAACAATAAATAAACCCATGCCCAGAGTTGCCCATAGTTGAATAATTCACGTTATAGCCACGAACATAAATCGATGCGATGGTACCGCCGGTATTAATCAATACCACCTTAAGTGCACCATTTACACCATCAACATAAAATGATTTATTTTTTGCCCCTGCAGTAACAGCATACCGTCGAACAAAATTAAAAGGTTGATAATCACTAATAACCTCCCCACCTAAATCATCTTTTACCGATAAACCATAACTCATGACAACCTCCCCAATCGAACTCTTAAACGATCTCCATCCCAGACTTCCAATCTATCGCCAACAATCTGTAATCGGCTTCCTGAACGTGCTGAATACATTTGCAGTTTCTCAGTTTCAATAGTGCCATTTGAATGTATTTTCGTGTAATAACCACCAAATCGTCCACCGGTACCAAATCCTGCCCATCCACCAGTTACTTGTCCGCCATTAATTATCGGTGAATTAATACTAATTCCAGCTTTAACTTCATCAGCTATGATCGTTTGTGCATTCAATATCTGAATCGTGGCTTTCTCAATAAATGCTTTAGGTATAATGACGTTACCTTTATCGATAGCAAAAAGAGGCTGAGTTGAACCACCGTCAACATTAGGGTCAAAGACAATAAACTGACTCGCAGATATTGCAACTTGAGATATACCGTCACTGTCAGCAATAATACCAATGCCAGCCTTAATATCACCCGCTTGCGCTTTAGTACTCCACATGGTTTTATAAGCAGCAGAGCCATCTTTATTGATGGTACTTATTGCAGAACTATTGGACTTAACTCCTGATTTTATTCCCGCAATACTCTTCGTTAACCCTTGAACCAACTCAGACTCTTTCATCTGCTTACCAATATCATCAATAATATCGCTAAGATTAGAACTGGTAGAAACCTTCACTCCATCAACATCATTGTACGGCCCCGCTATATCATTGATGTTAACGAACCGACACCAGTAATAGAATGTAGAACCAGGATTAACAATATCGCCAAAGACTGTGGCAGGCGTGGTCGCAATAAGTACAGATTGCTCTAAATGCGGGGCTGAACCATCAGCATTTGGCGCAGCTCTCCACACTTCAGCGTAAGCGAATCCATTGAACGTCGGGTTTTCCCACTCCAACATAATGGCACTAAATCCGCCAAAAGCAGCAAAACCAATAGGTGAATGAGGTTTATCAACAGGCAAATTAATATCTGGTATTACCGCAGGAATGGGTTTAGGAATAGCCGCTCCATTACTATTTCTAGTAATATTGATTAAACCTAAGCTAGCAAGCTCACGCATTGTGATAGCACGATCTAATCCATTGCCGCGCTGCCCAGTTAATAACTCAATGTTTTCTTGTATTGCAGCACTATCGCGCCCGCCACGAAAACCTGATTTACTCTTTGGAGAAACCATTACATTAACTCCTGCATAGAACTTGCCACCATCAAGCGTTCAACTTCAGCACGACCACTGACTTCAATTTGCCACGTTGTTGCACGAATAGCAGGTAACCTAAAACCGTTATGAGGTATCTCACCTTCGTTTAAAGAATATACCAACTTACCATCACCAAAAATCTTCAAAGACAATTGGTGAACCGCCGTTGATACTACACGCGCACATGACATCAATGAGTCCACCGGCAATAGGAAAACTTTGCTGCGCCACTGCCCTGACAAGTAGTTATCCCCCCCTTGCCAAAGACGCATTTCACGGCCTTGAACTACCACCAATTTATCGCGTTCTAAGTCTTCATAAGCACAATCCCATCGATTTGATAGTTCACGAAAATCTTGAGATACAGGATCAAAGATAAACCCACCACCACTATACAAAGCAATATACATACCTTCTGAGGCCCATGCTTTTATTGTGTGAGGTTGCTTTGTTTGCCATTGTCGCCGTGTCATCAATTGATCTGTAATCGTTATTGCGCCATCAGAACCAATGGCAACCAGCCCATCAGGAGATGCATAAATTACTGTTCCATTAACGACAACCATTGATTCATTACTGACGCAGGCTTGTTCACTGCCTATTTTAGTGCCATTAATCGCACCTGGTGTAACACCACTAAAGATATAGGGATACCCTTTAGTCACGACAACTAAACTCGTACCAATAGCAGTAATACCTACTATCTGATGCTCTGTTGTCCCTCTATATTGTTTAGGCCATGCATAAGGTAAGAAAGCTTCTGAGAACATCACTTCATTACCTGCAAAGCCGGCACAGATTCCATTGGCCATAACGCAAAGGCCACGCATATTTTCATCAGGAACATCGTACTGCCACGTTTCTAAAATAGGCGCATTAAGCGTTGCAGTACTATCAATATATTCAGCTTGTGCAATCGGGAGTTCAGCAACAAGCATATACTCAGCGCTGACACTACTTGTCACTGTCCGATATAAACGAGTATGGGTAATATTATGTGTATTAACATTAAGGCGGGCTAACCCGATATAAATAGTAGAGCCCGGCTTTTCGACTAATAGCTCAGTACTCGGTTTTGATGGTGCACCTTCTTCACCAAAACGTGTCACAAAGGTCTGGATATAATAGCGGGTTTCATCATCAAAAATAGCAACCTGTCCAGCTTCAGGATCACTGCCAGTTGAACTATCTATACGATTTATTACAGGTGCAGAGCTTGGTATTGGTACACCTAAATTATAACTTGCGGCCGGACTAACGACACCAATCGCTATATCTTGAGCTGTCACTTTAGGTTTATTTTCTCCCGTAAAGTACACACGCTGCCATTCATCTTGTGCCATTGGGTTATGAATAGCTTCAATGGGCTTATTCCATAGAAACCAGTGTTCGTCGGTATATTTAAATATTGTTTTTGCAGATAGTGGTAAGGAAGCCACCACAGCGTCATTACATAGTGGACGAATAATGCCATTTTCAAAGCAACAATCTTTAGCAATAACTGCCGCTTCATTAGGTAATAGCTGAGGTTTTAATCGCGGTATTTCACCGCGCATGAGAGGAATAGTAATTAGCATCGACTACTCGCTTATTGAGTCAATAATGATGATTAAGATCAGTTAATATCATCTTGCGTATAAGTGTATTGATAGATTCGCCCCTTCTGACTAGATGAGGGTGGATAGGTTAATACTTTACGGCCTAAATTAGCTTTAATATAGCTACCATTAGAAGTATTAAATTTAAATATCAATTGATTAGCGAAAGGATTAACAACAAAGAGATAGACATCAAACCAATCTCTCGCAATATTATGTGTGTATACTTTGGTGAAGAAACGTTCATCGCGTGAAGTATGGCTATATACAACACAGGTAACGCCCGCAGGGTTGCCATTACCTGAGCGAATAATGATTCGATTATGATCACATTGATGATATGAATTAACATAAAACCCTGAACCACCAATAATTTCTATCTCTGCTGTAGAACCATTTTGAGGGATATAAACCGTTGCAATTCTTACATACTTATCAACATTTCCATCGACAGTGATTGGTATCGATTTTAAAAACTCATACGTCATCGCACCGGCAAATATGTTATTATATTTGTACATCATTCCATCATTATCATATCCATCGTTATGGTTGATCTTTGGAATTGGATGAGTATGATCACCGCCTGATTTAGCATAAAGTTGGATTTCTGATGTTACATTACCATCATTATCTAACCCCTCAATGGTCACCTTACCGCTAAATTGAGGTGACTCATCTGACCCAACACTGTCTATATCTTGTGCGCGAATGTAACGTGCATCAGATTCTTCTTTTGAATATGTCTCTAACCATTGCCTAATAGCACCCTGATTAGAACAAAAACGAATGTAGCTATCAGCGACATTATCGATACGAAAAGCTAATGCGCCTGAAAAAGAGGACTGATTGGTAAAACCCGAAGAAAATAAACGCGCTTGAATATCACCATTATTGTCTCGCACTGGCACACTGTTCGCATTTACTTCAACGGTATGTACTGTGTTTGGTACATGCTCTAAATCTACATCTGCCTTACTTAGCAGTACCACGCCACGCTTACCATTGATAGAAGTAACACTTTCCGTATTATCAATTTTATAATAGGCATCCATACTCGCTGAATAGACCAACGAGTCATCGATACCATATTCAATACCATTGACAGTTCCAGCCACCGTCACTTTCCAAAAACACGCCCTTTTTTCACCGTTAATATCGATTAAAGGTGATGGTGCAATACCGCTTGATAAATCAATACCACCTTGTTCTAACATAGCTCCCGATAAACTTGCAGCCGCAAGCTCTGCGCGTCTAGCTGCTTCAACGGCTGTTTCTTTTGCTGTTAATGTTTGAGATAACCCTAATGAAACACTGACTGCCTTCTCTGTCGATACATTCGATTTATCCAAAGCAATAGCTGCACTTGATTGTGCAGCATCAGCACTTAGCTCTGCATTATTTGCACTTACTAAAGCATTAGCAGCTTGTTGCTCTACAATGCTTACCTGCTGTAATACAACACTTGCTTTCTGAGTTGCTACAGTTGCACTTTCACTAGCTGTTACTGCACTATGTTGTGCCAACTGGATATGACGAGCAGATATATCGACTTGCTCTTGGATTTGCTGTTGTGAATGTTCCACATCAGTACCACGCTCTAACACTTGTTGTTTTGTAACTAATGCATCATTTGCATATTGCTGAGAGGATTCTTTCGCTGTTTGTGATAACTGAGCAGATGATTGTGCCCGCTCTGCTTCTTGATAAGATCTGTCTGCTTGATTTTTTGCATCATTGACAATATCAACACGCATTACCGCTTTCGCTCGTCCAACTTCTTGAGCAACCTGTAACACACTTATTAACGCGTTATCCTCACTTTTTTTAGCGGCTAATTGGGATTGCTTTGATGCTTGTTGACTACGATTAGCATTAATAACGTGAGTCTCGATTTGTGCTTCAATCTGGACAATATCATTAAGTTTTTCATTAAAAAAACCGCGAAATAACTCAAATTGCTTTAGTACTTCTTGAGACTGGCGAACGCTTTTTATTGTTTCATCTCTATATTGTTTTGCCAGCTGCATAAAATTAAAGGTTTGTTGGCTTTTAGCTGCAGTGTTTCTTTCACTTAATACTGCCATCTCTGCGGCAAGTTTAGCCTTTTGTAAAGAGGATGTGGCGCTATCACTAAAACTTTCAGCCTTATTTTTAAACGCTAATACTTGCTGTTGAACATCATAGATATCACTTTGGATAATACGAGCAGCATCATATAACCCAAGTGTGTCTGCTTTGACTTGTTGTGAGCTACTCAAGGCTTGATTGATTTGCGTAATGCTATCAGTAACAGATTGCACTAAAACATCAATTTGTTGAGCCTTTACCTCAACCTCAGTTACCTTATTATCAATGTTTATTGTAAGCGTATGAGTAAGCTCAATATTTCGTTCAATATCACGCGCTGATAATGCTGCTCGATTTGCAGCATCAACCGTTTGTTGTACCAACTTCGGCAATACCGGTACCGTAATACCCACAAGACTATTTAATGAGCCATCAGGCGTATTATCTGTAACAACCGTTTCACCTAAATATTCAACATCGCTTTGTTTACTTGGCTGTACATATAACGAGTATGTGCCTGGTAATAATTCAAACTGATAATAACCTCGACTATCTGCTTTCATATATACAGTAGAACCAATGAATACTGAGTTCGTCGTACTGGTTGCAACTATTTGTAATAACCCATTCGCGATAGGTCTGTTTGCTAAATCACGAAGAATGCCAAAGACAATCATGCGCTACTCCATCGCTGCTTGTTTTAATGCTTGCTGCTTCACCCGATCTGTTGTGACTTTCCCTGTTAGAGCTGCATTAAATACTTGGTAGTGTGTAGCCGCTTTCTGCGCTTCACTCGCATTTTCAGCATCTTTACTAAAAGCCCGATACAACATGAAATCAAGCAACATACCACTATAGGTAATTGCCATACGAAGCTCACCACCTTCAGTTGCTGCTAACAGCTGACTATATTGAACATCAATAACCGTTGCTTTATCCGGTGTTGGATATAACCAAAACCATGTCATTTCATCAGCAGCTTTAGTCCAACATTTTGGCTGACCTTGGCTTGTTCGCCAGTCTGGATAAAAACGATTTAACGTTTCCATTGGCGTGAACTGTCCTCGTACTGCGCCAATTTGCTCAACAGATAACAACATATGCGCATCATCAGGCAACGCAACAGGATTACCTCTTGCTTCAATATTAGCTCGAGCAACTACAGCACTTGGCTTATAGGTGATCACTGCATTCAAAGCTTCATTAAGGTAATAAAGTAATTCTGGCTTTTGCCAACGAACAAACAAAGGATCAACCAATGCTGTCGCTGCCTGTGTTAATAATGTATCGACTGAAATCATTAGAAAAACTCCCGACGACAAGCAGGATTATCTAGCTCAAGGACTGGTGTATGTTCTATTGCATAGCGGTAAGCTTGACGGATAGCCGAGATAAACTCTCGTTGATTGTATTGTGCTAAATCAGGATTGAACCAAGATGTTGTTGGCTGTAATTGCAGAAGATTCGCAGCACCGGCACAGATACCGTCTACATAATCATGAAGTAATACTTCTGGTAGCTGATCTGCATTGATAACGGGCTCGGCCATTGCGGTGATCACTACATCACTAAAATTAGCCTTAAATGTAATATCATCTCGACTGACCACGACAAAATCATATCCCACCTTTAAGGGCTGAGATTTGCTTGTAACGTTAACGATACCCGCACCTTTTAATTGTACCTTTCCTTTGATACCAACGTGATGGCTAATCATCGATACAGACTGACGTTCAAAGACGTCATCAAACTGACGAGTTTTAACCAGTATTTTGCTTTCACGGCAAAACCGTTGTGCTGCTTTAACAATGGCTATTTCCATTAATCCGGGTACAGGCACATCAACTAACATGCTTAATGTGGGCACAAAATCAGACACAGGCACCATTGGTTTATCCTCGAATAGCGTTACGAACACGCAAGCGGAAATCATCAACAGACTCTTGTGCATCTTTTGCATCAACAGCAAGATCATGCGCTTCAATCAGCGTGGCCAGTTTAACTGACGTCATCTTTGATAAATCAATAGATTGCCCAGCCAGTTCAACCACCATGCTATTAGCATAAGCTTCTGCTGCTAGTTGTGCCTGATGCTCACGTTCTTGTTGTGCTTTATCATCTGCTTTTGTCTTTAGCTCAGTCTGAATCAACTCAACCTGCTCTTCTCGTACCCATACTTTTGGGTATTGCAGCAGCATGTAAGCAATATCAGCTTCTACCTCTACTGGCTTATTTTGAGGGAATATTAATAAAGAGCCGGTGATCGTATCTTTCTTAAATGGCTTATCGCCAATATAGGCAATGCTAATCTTTGACATGGTTATCCCCATAAAAAAAGCGCCCATAATGAGCGCTCAATATCGTTTGATTTATCGTTTAATTAATACTTAAAAACCAACAGATACATATTCAGGCATAATAGCGACAGAACCCGTTGCTACTGCGCCCTTAATAACCACCGTTAGAATATTTTTTTCAATGAGATAAATGGGCTGAACCGGAATAACAATCGATCCTTTAGCTGCAACATTCACCGCAGAAACAATGATGTCATCATTCAATTTAATATCCAATGTTACACCAGTACCTAAACCTGATTCTGTTGCAACTCGAACACCGACTACTTTTAAACCAATCGGTAATTCCAGTGTATCAATTTCGGTACCAACAACTGCCGCTTTAACGTCTACATTACCAAATGCAATACTCAAATTACCGGCAGCGCCTGTATATACAGTATCTCGCATGGTTTGTGCGATGATTTTAGCCATAACAAATCTCTCAATAAATGCGAAATATCATCATCACGCATCTTCAGTGAATGAATTACAGCGTGACAGCTGTATCGAGTACAATCACGCCATGATCATTGATACGCCCATTCTTATCGGCAAAGCGGATCTTTTTAAGACCATTCATCCATGCGATAGAAATTTCCGTACCGTTATCGTGGTCCACCTTTTTCTCAGTATATTTAAATTGGTTACCGCTTGAGGTTGAGCCCCATGCATTAGCCAATGCCTGACCACCTAAAAGAATGGCACGATCAATCGTGGTCTTTGCTTCAACTTGTTTAACCGTTGCAGCATTATCATTATTAGACACCTTCACGGCAGAACCCTGGTTGAAACGAATTGGCATACCTTTGTATTTACGTACTAAGATATTGCCGCGCATTGCACATTCACCCGCAAAAACGGGATGACGGAAATTACGACCACGATTAAGCGCTGATGCTGTTAACTGTTGCCAGTCTTTATAGCTCGATGTTTTCTGCCATGTTGCCCACTGGCGAGGCGTTACTTCTAGTAAATAGAAAGGCTCATCGCCCGCTAATTCATCCGCACCGAAACGAATCGGCTGTAAAGGATGTGCCATTTCTTCTAGATAAAGGCTGAGATTATCCACAGCATCCATGTTGAAAATGTCTGCAGAATCGAGACCTTCAAAAGATGTCGCATCACCTCCAAAGAAATGACGATCATAGGTTGGCGGCAAAATATCATTAACTAAAATATCACTGTATTCATTGTGACCTTCAAGCGGAACAATAATGTCATCATCAAAGTAATCACCACGCGCACCGGCTAAATGAATAGTAGCTGCCTGATCTTGTAAGTCATTAAAATAAGGACCGAGCAAAGTGCGCCCTGCTTTACGAATCTGATGCGTTGTTCGTTGCTGGCTCATCTTGCCACCAGCATCAACCATATGACGGCCTTGATTGATTTTCAGTTCAAAGCTTGAAAACTCAAGGTTCTCACCACGACCTTCTAACTTCTTATCTCCCATAGTTGGACGCTTAGAAAGCTTGTGGACGATCTGCATATCAACAGATTCACCCGCCTGTTTAGTTAAATCTGAGATACGTACAATCGGTGCATGTGCCGACGTTTGTGTATTGCCTTTCTTATCGCCCATGGCTTGCTTTGGCGCTTCTTCCGTCAGCATATTCACAAAGCTGCGATTTCGGTTAGCGGCAGTAAATAGCGCAACTTCTTGTAAATGTTTCGCCTGCGCTGGCGTAATAGTTGTCATAGCAACTCCTAGAAACAGAAAAACCCGCACAAAGGCGGGTTTAAGTATGTAATGAACTGATGGTTAATAATCAGCTTGATCTAAGAGCGCATCAATTTGATCAGGTGTCATTGTCGACATCAAGTTTTGCAACTCAGCATTGTTCATATTAACTGCCTGTTGCAATACCGTTCCCTGATGTTGATTGGATGCGCCTACAAGTGACGGACTCTCGGGTAAAGATTCCGCTGCGGCTTTCTCTTTTTGTTCTGCCACCTCACGAACTTGTGTATCAACTACTGGCTCAATGACAGGTTCAATTACTGGCACTGATTCAGGAGTAGATAATGTTTCTCCAAAAGCAGCTTTCGTTCGACGAACTACCTCTTCAAAACGTTCACGCTGTGGCTTTTCTGACCACGTTGGATCTGTTAATAAACGATCATCAATATCGAGTGCGAGAGCCCATTTATCACCTTTCTCATCCATCCAACCATTCAAGTCTGTATTTGATTTAATATCATCTAATACAGGATTACTGGTTGATACATCTGTAACTGGTGCTGTGTTAGCAGTAACGGCATCAATCTTTGCCATTAGGCTTGTAATAAATGGCGCTAATTCAGGATAGTTCTCACGTAAATCATCGAGTTGCTTATCGTTGACGGTTAAATTTTCAGGTAAGTCATCAAGATCAACACCTAGTTTCTGTAATTGCTTATCGCGCAGTTCAAGTAAACGACTTTGCTGTTCATACTCTGGCTGCTTCTGCTTCATGTCGGCAATCTGTTGACGCAAACGTTCAGACTCTCGGCGCTCAGCTTCCAGCACATCGTATGGGATCGTATGTTCACCATCTTTGGCGACAATTACTTTCTTCTCGGGCTGTTCTTCACTCTGCTCAACAATCACATCATCCGTAGTTGGCGGGACTACGTTCGTATCGCCGTCTAATGGTGGTACTGCTGGTTCAGTTGATGTTACTTCGGCAATAACGGGCTCTGAAGCTGCTGGTAATGGTTCGTCAACCACTTCGGCATCATCAAGACTATCCAATATTGCCTCTAGTTCATCGAGTGTTTCATTACCTGTAATTTCAATCGTCATGGTTAACTTCTCCGGTTGTAGACGTATCGCTGTCTGTGCGGATAAAGGCTTTAAAGAAAAACCCTTATTCCCAAAAACAGGCATAAAAAAAAGCCACATCCCTTTCGGGTGCGGCTTAGCACAATAGTACTTATCGATATTTGCATTCTGGGATAAATATGACAGCCACCATTATAAAGAATAAAGATCTGGAGATATCTATTACTCATACTTACACCCACATCCGTGTGGTTATTTATTATGATTTGGCATCATTAATACTTATACTTTATATTTATTAGAGCAAATATTCTTATTTTTAACATTAATAAAAAACTGCAACCCTTTCAGGTGCGGCTTTAGATAATGGAATTAGAATATATTAGATAAAGGCAGAGTCAAGACGACGACCACAATAACAAATAGAGTGAATTATATTTTTTACACATTAATAGCATCAATCTGCTGTTGAAGATTAGCCAACATGTCCTGCTTAACTTGCTCAACCTCACCACTTACTTTTTCCATTTCAGTTAAAATCTTACCTGTTTCAGCTTGAGTCTTCGCATTGGTATAACGCTGACTATCAGCAACCACACTCTCTTTATTAGCAAGAGCTGCCGTTCGTTGAGCTTCAGCTTCAAGCTTACCGACTTTAGCAGCAAGCTCTCGCATCATTAGCGCTTGTTGTTCTTGTTGCTGCTGTGCTTGTGCTTCTGCTGCTTGTTGTTCTTCTGGCGTCATATCTTCGGCATCTTTACCCACACCTAATGCACCGCGAACACGATCCATAAACTCCGCTTTATTTGGCACATCACTTAATTCAAGTACCAGATCAATCACTGCACTTTGTACTTCAGGCGGTAATTGTGCAGTCATCTGCATCATACGTTCAGCAAGTTGTGACTTATACGCCGATGTTTGTTGAACAGGAGCTAAAGCAATATGAGATCGTAAACGAGATATATCATTGTTCATGCCATCTGGTGTTTCTTCATTGATAACAACAGCTTTGCGTTTCATCTTGTCATCACGATTAACAATAACCTTCTTATTACGCTTACTTTTTAAATCTTCAATGACATAACCAAGAATGAGCTCTCCCACTAACTGACATGAGAATCGATAGTTATCATTGATTTCAGCAAGTGTTGTTGCGCCTTGTTCAACGATATTAGCAATGGCAATACCACTTTTAGCACCATCATCTTGACCAAGAAAAGATGGTGATACCCCCATAACATCTTGTATATGGCGCATAGAATCTTGCATTACTGAGAACTGTTGGCTTGAGACTTCCGTATCTCGATTGATTTGGAACACTTCTGCCATTGTCTTTTGATTACGTCTGTTTGGATTAAGCTTTACCACACCCCGCTTATCAATCTCTTCTATGACTTTCTGAGTGCTCATATTGGTCGCATCTTCATCCATGATAATCAATGGCGACTGTAATAACTGCGTGAGTTTACTGCGACGGAAATTCACTTCATCTTGTGCACTGATTGATGAAGCAACAATGCCATAAGGTTCACCAGATGAGGCTTTACGGTATCCAAAGAAAGGAATCAGTGGCCACATGCCTTGTGGTGCTGAGCATTCTTTATCCCCTAAATGATGTGGTCCTGCATACCAACTCTCACTGATACGACTAATCTGTGCCATACGAAGCTGAACTTTCCCCATTCCAACTGCAGTGGCATGAGCAACATTACTCGATTGATACTCAATAACTCGACCATCAGAGAGCTCAATCACGGGTTTACGCTCAAAGCTACGGTAATAAATCACCTGCAGTCGAATACGTTTACGGTTTTGGCTTAACCATTCAGACTCACTGCGAGTCCAAGCACTGTATTCTTTGTAGCCACTTTGCAGCTGAGGGTCTAAACCTGCGATATGATCGACATCGACAAAGTTATTCCATGAATTTACCGCCTGCTCAATAATGATACGCTTATTCGGCACCATAGTTATCAGCTCATCCATATCAATCCAACGATAACGCATTAACCATCGCGCATCTGATAAGTCATGTTGCTTTGCTAACCAATCCCAGTAGACCTCATCACGTGGCACATTTTGGATTTTATACTTAGCACCAAAAGGGTCCGGGTTACGAAAGCACTCAACCCAACCAATACCCGCTTTAAGTTGTGAAGCATAAGCATCTGAACGTGCCTTATCTAATCGACCAAGACGGCAAGCATCAGCAAACTCAGCATTCAATGCTTCAGCTAACTCTTCCATTTCATCATCGGGATCATCAGCCATGACCAACAAATCAGTACGCGTCTTGGCTTCCATACCAAGAACAGAATTAACTGCAGGCTTTATTAAGTTTTGAACAGTTATTGGTTGACCTCGTTCCTTCAACGTTTTTAATACTTCAGCCTCGAGTTGATCATCATCGTAATAAGCATCAGCTTTGTTTGCAGCAGAGCGCCAATCCGGTTGGCCATCAATGTCAGACATGATGTCGAGCAATTTACTTTGGTCTACTTTCATTAATAGGTCATCCAGTGTTTATCTTTTGCTGGCTGGTTATCATCAGATTTAACACGCTTAGGCATTCGAGCTCGCATTTCTTGGGCAATGGCATAGCTAATCAGTTGATCGTCATAACAGCCCACTTGAGCATTCATTGCACCTTTGCTGTCATACACGTAAGCATTAAGCTCAGAGATAGTGCCTATCCAACGAATACCACTTGTTTGAGTGCGTAACAGTTCTTTTAAACCCTCAATGATGATGGGTTTAGATTGTTTTGTTGTTAACCAACCTAATTTGGGGGTGTCGTTATCGTTATCACGGTCAAGGTATTGCTCTTGATAGATACGACGAACAGGATAGATATCGCGGAATTTTTGTAAGAACGCGTGGCCATGGTTGTTTCGCTCTGGTCCAACAAAGGCGGTGTTATACATATGGCCGACATGACGCACGAGAGAGGCAAACATCTCAACATCTAAATGACCAAACCAATGCGCGACTTGTTCACCGGTGCTTTTCTTAACGATATCAAATGA